AAATATATTTTGACCAAGCAATAAATGAAATAGCTGCGAGGTCTGTTAAAAAAACAGATTTTGAATCTTTTACTTCTAGCGGAAAAGAATATGTTTTTACAAAATCTAATTTTTCAGGTCAAATTTATAAAGTAGAATCAGGACAAAAAGATGTTCCTTTTGTAGATGAATCTGCAATTATTTCAAATGCAGAAGATGAAGATATAACAAATATTGGATATTTTATAAAAACAGACTTTTCTACAGGTTCTATTACAGCAATAACTTCAGCTTCTCCAAGTGTTGTAACATCTGCTTCTCATGGACTTAGTACAGGAGACTTTGTAATATTTAGTGAAATAAAAGGTCATTATACAACAGCAAGCAAGATTTCTTATTTAAACAGCAAAAGACTTGTAATTACTAAAGTAGATGACAATAGTTTTTCTGTAGCAGTAAATTCTTCAAGTGGAACAACAGCA